GGTTTTTATCTTAAGTTAGAAGTATCAGAAAAATATGGTGTTTATAATGTTTTACCTTTATCAACATATGAAGTAGTAAGAGAAGAAGGAACAGATCCTGAAAACCCATCTTATGTACAATTTACTTTAGACCCTAATGGATTAGCTTCGGGGGGTGTTAATACAATTAGAAGAGATACATATAGACTTGAAAATTATGAAGTTGCTCATTTTAGACTTTTAACTGATTCTAATTATTTACCTTATGGTAGATCATATCTTGAACCAGCTAGAAAAGTATTTAAGCAATTAATGTTAATGGAAGATGCAATGTTAATTCATCGTATAATGAGAGCACCTGAAAAAAGAGTATTTTATATTAATGTAGGTGCTATTCCACCAGAACAGGTTGAACAATTTATGCAGGATACTGTTAATAAAATGAAAAAAGTTCCTTATATAGATCAAAGTACCGGTGATTATAATTTAAAGTTTAACGTACAAAACATGACTGAAGATTTTTATATACCTGTTAGAGGTAATGATACTTCAACTAAAATAGATACTACTAAAGGTTTAGATTATGATGGAACGGGAGATATTGAATATTTAAAAAATAAAATGATGGCTGCTCTTAAAATCCCTAAACCATATTTAGGTTATGAAGAGGGAATAGAAGGTAAATCTACTTTAGCATCTATGGATGTTAGATTTGCTAGAACTGTAGAAAGAGTACAAAGAATTATAGAATCAGAATTAACTAAGATAGCTTTAGTCCATTTATATTCTCAAGGTTTTACAGATGATAAATTAGTAGATTTTTCTTTAGAATTAACTACCCCATCTATTGTATATGAACAAGAAAAAACAGAATTATATAGTACTAAAATAGATGCAGCTCAAAAAATGTTAGATGCTAAGGTTATGTCTAAAGATTGGATTTACGAAAATTTATTTGGATTAAGCCCTGATCAGTATAATAGAGAAAAAGAATTAATGGTTAAGGATGCACAACAAAATTTTAGAGTCTCACAAATTGAAAATGAAGGAAATGATCCATCAGAATCTGGTGTATCATATGGAACCCCTCATGATTTAGCTGCTTTATATGGTAATAAAAGAGATAAAGCAGTTGGTACTAATCAAGTTCCAACAGGGTATGATGAAAACCCTGTAGGACCTCCTAAACAAACAATTTCTAAATATGGAACTGAAGATTCTAATTTTAGTAGAGATCCTATAGGCCAACAAGGAACTAAAGCGGATATTGCTGCCGAGAATAAAATTTCTAATCAATCTGTATTTAATGGTCTAAAATCTTCCTTACAAAAAATAAAAAATCAAAAACAAATACTTAAAGAAGAGGGAGAAAATAGTATGTTATCCGAAAAAAATATTAAGTCTGAAGAATAGTTATATATTTATATTCAGATAAATTGCAATTTATAATGAAACTAAAACACTCTAAGTACAAAAATACTGGGATACTGTTTGAACTCTTAACAAGACAGATTACATCTGATACAGTTTCAGGAAGGGATACTAGAGCCTTATCTATTTTAAAAAAACATTTCAATTCAAAATCTGAGTTATTAAAGGAGTATAAAATTTACCATACTCTATCTACTAGAAATTATAAAGATATAACTAAGGCGACTATTTTAGTAGATACTTTAATTGAATCCTATAATAAATTAAATAAATCTACTTTAAGAAGAGAAAAATATAACCTTATAAAAGATTTAAAATCTAATTATAATGTTAATAATTTTTTTAAGGCAAAAATTACTAATTATTCTATAATGGCATCTATTTATAATTTAGTAGAAAATAAAAATAATGATCCATTAAATATTGTAGATTCAAAAGTTAAACTTATAGAACATATTACTAAATCCTCTACTAAAGAGAAAAAAAACAATATAATGGAATCTTATAATGTCAAAGATTCTAATACTAGACTTTTAACTCAAAAAATATTATTAGAAAAATTTAATGAAAAATATAAAGGATTAGGAGAAAATCAAAAAATATTACTTCAAGAATATGTAAACTCTGTTAGTAATAGTCCTTCTTTAAAAACTTATATTAATTCAGAAGTTAAAAAAGTTAAAAGTCAATTAACAAAATATGCTTCTAAAGTTAAGGATAAAGTTATTTCTATTAAGCTTATAGAAGCTAAAAATATGATTAAACCCCTTTGTAAAAAATCATCAGTACATGATGATAATGTAAGTAATTTACTTAATTATTATGAACTAGTAAATGAATTAAAAACTATCCATGGGTAAAAAATTTAATATACACGATTGGCAAGCTAAACAAAGATTAGCTGAAAATTATTCTGATAAAGAAGAATCAATGAGTAATGAAGATATTGCGGCTTTACAAAGAATAGTTAGTAAATATAATATGGGCAAAATTCAAAATGTTATTAAAATCTTTGCCGATCGAATGAATGAAATGAATATAATAGATACAGATATTATAAATGAGGGACACGGGTTAAGTAAGGATGATATGAAAATATTAAAAACTCTTGTTAATCAAATAAAACAGGGAACCGTTTCTTCAAAAATGAGTAAGGATTTTATTAAAGTACTTAGCTTTTTAGTTAAATCTAATATTGAACAAGAAAAAACTAAAGATTTATCTAAGGAAGCTAGTATGACAGGTACGGGGGCATCTTTTCAAGCTGGAGCCGGAGAAGCATATGCTACTCCTTTTGCTTTTAAAAAGAAAAGAAAAAAAGATGAGTTAAATGAGGTTTCATATAGTGATTTTAAACGTAATACTGAATCTACACCACGCCAAAAAATAGCTAGAGGAATTAGTCAAGTAGGTAAAATGATTAAAGAAATTGAAAGAATAATTAATCATAATTTTAGACTAAAAATGGAATTAGATATGAATTCTGGAACATTTTTGAGATCTACTAATAAAAGAATACATGAATTAGGTGCTCAATTAAAAAGGTTAGAAAATAAATTAAGAGAATTCTCAAATTAATAATATGCTTTTAACAGAATATAGACCATTTCAAGTAGATAAACAATTAGTGGAAGCCTCTATTAGAGATAATAAACCATTAATTGTATCAGGTGTAATACAAAGAGCAGAAGCTGAAAACCAAAATGGTAGAATATATCCCCGAGAAATTTTATTAAGAGAAATTAAAAAGTATAACGAGGGGCCTATAAAAGAAAGAAGAGCATTAGGTGAATTAGATCATCCTGAATCATCAGTAATTAATTTACAAAATGTATCTCATAATGTTAAAGAAGTAAAAATAGATGGAAATGATGTATTTGGAGTTGTTGAGGTATTATCAACACCCGCAGGTAATATTCTTAAAGAATTATTTAGAAATGGTATTACTGTTGGTATATCTTCTCGTGGAATGGGTTCAGTAAAAGAAAATATGGCCGAAAATACAGTAACAGTTCAAGAAGATTTTGAATTATTATGTTTTGATTTTGTATCTACTCCTTCAACACATGGTGCATATATGACTCCTATGGGTAGAGCATTACAAGAAATAAAAACTCCAACTTATCAATATAACAAAGTAAACAATATTATCCGAGACATTATATGTGATAATACAGGTGTTTGTAAATGTTAAAAACTTCATATTAAAAATTTGGTTTCTTAAAAAATTAGTCATATGTATGGCGAACAATAAAGGTTGCAAAAAAAATACAACTCTATGAGAGACTAAACACATACACAGCTTAAAGAGGACTTTTCCTTCCTCTTTATTTTTCACAACTCAATTATTATTAACGAAAACAAGAATTATGAGAAAAATGATTTCAAGTTTGACTTTAGGACTGCTTATGGTAGCCGGAGTAAACGCACAGGAAAAAGGTGACTGGTACGTAGGTACTGGCGATATTTCAAACACAGCATGGACTGAATGGTCTATAAATCCTTCAATAGGATATGGTTTAACAGATAACCTAATGGTTGGTATGACTACTAACCAAGAAGTGGGTGGTGATCTACAAGTAGATATTCACGCACGTTACTTTACACAAGGTTGTTTCTTTTACTTAGGTTCTGATTTAGGATTAAATACGGATCAAATGGATCTAGGTGTAGGTAAAATGTTTTCTTTTTCAAGAAACGTTTATGTTGACCCACGTTTAGTATACAACACGGGCACTAAAACAACTAATCTAGGATTAGGTGTAGGTCTTAAATTTTAAACTAATTATTAATCAATTAAATCTAAAAAAAAATGGAAAAAGTATTTAATTTACTATCAGATTTCTTAGGTGGTCTAGGAAAACTGTTTTTAGCATTAGTTCCAGTATCAATTTTATGGTATGTACTTGCAGGTACTTCCGTATTTGGTATTGATGTAATTGCAAACTTAACATCTCTAGTTAATGGCTTTGGTCAAGGTGGATTTGTAGGTTTAGTAGTTTTGGTAATAGTATGTTCTTTCTTTGCCCCTAACGGTAAAAAGTAAGAAATATTTATTTATATCAATGAAGGCGCCTTATGGCGCCTTTTTTGGTTTTTATTTTTTTTATGTATGTATATTCGTTAAACATACGGACTTTCTAATAAGCCGTCCCTGATTTTTAAATAATCTATTAAGGTTCCTAATAACCTTATTTCCCGTATAATTTATTAACGAGACTCGAAAGAGAAAAAACTATTAAAAAATGGCAAAAGACATTTTAAAAGAAGCTATTGCTGACGCTAAAGCTGTTCGTGAAGTTGCACTTGCAAACGCCAAAGCTGCCCTAGAAGAAGCATTTACGCCTAAATTACAATCCATGCTTTCTGCTAAATTATCGGAAGAACTAGAAGAAGAAGTAGACGAAATGTACTACGGTGAAGACGATAAGGAAGATAAAAAAGAAGGCTATCATATGGGTGAAGACGATCCTGATGACAAAAAAGAAGAAGGTTATCACATGGGAGAAGATGATCCTGATGACAAAAAAGAAGAAGGTATGCATTCTAAAATGGGTGAAGACCCTGATAAAAAAGATGAAGTATATCATAAAGATGATAAAATGGGCGAAGATGAAATGGAAGAAGAGGTTGATTTGGAAGAAATACTAAAGGAACTAGAATTAGAAGAAAGTGAAGCTGAAGAACCAGTTGCTGAAAGCGAAGAAGAAATTGCTGAAGGTAATAAAGAAGAACTTGAAGAAACAAGTCCAATTTATAAAGCTGAAGAAGCTAATAGAGTAGGCTATAAAGCGGATTACGTTAATGAAAAAGAAAATTTTGATATTGACGCACTTCTTGAAGAATTAGAAGGTCTAGAAGAAAAAAAGGATGATGATGATAAAATGGAAGAAGGAAAAAAAGATGATGATGATAAAATGGAAGAAGGAAAACATAAAGAAGATGAAAAAAATGAATCAGTAAATCCATTACAAGCTGAACTTGATGAAGTTAAAGCAGAACTTGAAGAAACACAAAAGGCTCTTGAAGTTTCAAAAACTCAATTAAGTGAAGTAAATCTTTTAAACTCGAAATTATTATATGTTAATAGAATCTTTAAAGCAAACCAACTTAATGAATCACAAAAACTACGTGTAGTTGAAACTCTTGATAAAGCTGGTACAGTTAAGGAAGCTAAATTAATATATGAAACAATTAAACATACGTTTACTATCTCTAGTGGTAATAAACAAACTAAAAAAACATCCATTAAAGAAGGTTTAGGAATGGCTTCAAAACCAGCAGGTAAATCAACTGCTCCTAAAAAAGAAGTAATTTCAGAAT